AAAACTATATAAAATTTTAAATATAATTAATATAGCAAAAAAATAATATATTAAATTATTATAAATGACTTCAACTATTGCCTATCCATATATATTTGATTCAATGTCTAGAATAGGCAATGACTTACCAGCAATTGATCAACGCAATATTCAAAATGTAAATAATGCCAACTATAATTTAGAAAATTATTATCCTACTTGTCCAATGAGTAAAGCCCAAGATTTTGCTTTAACGCAACCATATGTTTTTTACAAAGGTTCTCATGAAGGAGGTATTAAAGGTTGCGAAATTGAAGCAAATAATGAGTTAAAATATACTCATATATCGCGTCCCGCATGTAAATTATCATTAGTAACTAGACCTTTTTTAACTGTACCTTATTTAGGAAAAGGTTTAGGAGATTGTGATACAGAATTTCAATTAAAAACAGGGCAATTTGACTTAAATAAAAAAACTGTAAATAATACTATGGAACAATCTTTTTCAGAATATAAAAATTACCCATTAATTGACTCTATTAAAGAAAATGTTACAAATAGTGCTTATGTTATTGAAGATGATGCTATGAAAGGTTGGCAACGAGGAGGCATGAGTGCACGAGAATTTGCCCGTAATCAAGATAATAAGCAATAAAGTTATATTATAAACACATAATATATTATAAACACATAATATATTATAAATACATAATATATTATAAACACATAATTATATTAAATATAAACTAAGTATTTTATATATTTAATGTCATCAAATACTAATACTTTAAATGATTATTATAATAATCTAGAAAATATAAACTATAATAGTGAATTTTTATGTACTTATAAAAGCATGCCTGAAGAATATTATAAAAATTTATGTTATCAAATACAAATACTACAAGCATTAAATATTAGCAAATATGACGATATTATAGTATCAAATCATATTGAAAAAATTTATTATTTTTTACAAAACTATTACGAAATTGATATTATTTTATTAGCATTAAAAGAAAAATATAAAAATTCAAATATCTCTTTTTTTATAGAAAATAATAATTCGGCATTATTTCAGATGTTATTTAGTTATGATTATTTTGATATCTTTCATAAATGCTTATGTCAATATATAATAAGTAAAAGACTAAAAAATGAACCAGACATAAATAAAAAGTTTTTTACTACATTAAAAGATATTATAATAGAATAAATTATATTAAGGGTTTTTTGTATCTTAGTTAATGATATATTTAATTAATGATGACAAATTTTACAACATTATAAAATATTTATAATGCTAATACATAATAAATATCTTAATTAACAATTATGGGTTTTTATATACCATTTTGTATCATTACCCAGATATAAAAATATCACCCATTTTACATATATCAATGTTTTAAATGTAATATATAACTATATAAAACTATATAAAGCTATATTACATATACATTATACATATATATGTATAACGGACAAGCAGAACAAGATAAATTCGTATTAAATGTTCTCAATAATAAAAAAAATGGATATTTTTTAGAAATTGGTTCAAATCATCCAATTCATACAAATAATTCATATATATTAGAGACAAAACATAATTGGAAAGGAATAATGGTTGAATACTGTAACGAGTTTTTACCTTTATATAAATTTCATCGTCCTAATAGTATTCATGTAATGAATGATGCTAGGGTGGTAGACTATAAAAATTTATTTGAAACAAATAATTTTCCTACATCGCTTGATTATTTACAGATAGATCTAGAAGTGTGGAATGGATCTACTATAGAAACACTAACAAACTTAGACAATAATATTTTCGATACATATAAATTTGCAACCATTACATTTGAGCATGATATATATGATAGTAATTTTGGTAATACAAGAATAGAATCACGAAAAATTTTTCAAAAAAGAGGTTATATATGTGTATTTGAAGATGTAAATAATATGGGAAATCCATTCGAAGATTGGTATGTTCATCCAGATTTGGTTAATATGGTATATGTTAATAACTTAATTGAAAATAATAAAAGTAAATTTGTTAACAACCCTATTACTGAAAAAACCATAAGATGGGAAGACATTGAATATATCTAATTTAGTGCTTTAAATAATAAAAATTTTTTAGAATATATTATTCTTTAATATAACTACTTGTACAAAGTTTTTTAATTATTTTATCATCATTATGTTGCTTATTATTTGCTATTGCTACTAACGTGTGTGTATAATAATTTTGTTTATTTTCATTATTTTGAAAATCTGGATTTTCCTTTGTCCATTTACTTAGAGCATAAAATTGTTTTGTTGATACATCCTTAATAACTCTTTTAATTTTTTCTTTATTAATATCTTTTTCCCAATTGTCATCATCTTTTATATATAATGATTCGCGTTTTAAATCAGTACAATGAATTGGTCGTTGGTATAATCCTAATTTATTCATATTTTCTATAATTACATTGCTTAATCCATTTACTAGTCCATTATGCTTAGTATAATCTAATTGTTGTAAACTAACTTCTATAGATTTAATAAAATCACTCATATTTATAGCATCTTTACATTTTTCATTTAAAAAAACTTGAATATTAAATTTTTGATTTGTTGTTGTAATATTATTTCCCACTTTTGGAATTAATTCTTTTATTGTATTAGTCAATTCTTTAATTTGATTTTGTTGTTGTTTTACTACTTCTAATATTAATTCTTTTGATAACATTAATTGATTATTTAAATTAACGTTATTTTCATGATCTAAACAAGTTTTCTTATGTCTATATAATCCTGATGGGTATTTATATGTTTTTTTACATATTGAGCACTCGTATTGCGTCTGGGGTTTTTTGGGGTTTTTTTGTATCTTAATTGTATCATTTTCCCTATTTTTATGCTTTTGGGTTGATAAATGTCTAACATAGTCTTTTTTATTAGACGATATAAAGTCACAACAAACACAACTATAATTTTGGGGTTTTTGGGGTAAAATTTGTGTATCCATTATATATCATTATATGATATATAAAAAAACCCCTAAATAATTTTTTATAAAAATTTAATTTTTAAAAAAAATTATGCTCATAATTTTTTAAGATAAAAATTCGGAATTTACATCTTAAAGGTCTAAATCTGTTTTTTTTAGAGACACATTTTTCTTTTTTATAAAAGACCTAAAAATTATAAAATTGGACATTTATAAATGTCCATTTTTCAAAAAAATTTTGAAATTTATTTTTCCAAAATTTGTACATTTACATATTTTATTTATGCTAACAAATAAATATATAGTATATTAATATTTTTAAACGTTAATGAATTTATGGAGGGACATCAGAAATTTTAATGTTTATCTCACATTTTTTCCATAGTTATTTTCTCTCATATTTCATATTTTTTGAATTATTATTTCAAATTATAAAAATTTAAAATAATAATTTAGATTATATAATATTATGACTTCAACAAGAAATAAAAATACTCAATTGAATTACAATTTAGAAAAATCTAACACAGAAAAATTATTACGTGAAAATCTATATTTACACTCATCATCAGGAAGACCTATTAGTGAATGTATTCCTTCATTAGGGTATATACCGAGTCATTTATCTAGAGAAGCATTGGCTAGCAATTCTATAGATATAGAATCACAATTAAGAGGAATAGGTTCAACAAATTTAGAAACTCCTTGTGAAGTTATTGTGCCAAGTATTACAAATTTAGAATTTAAAGATTTTTTTGAGAGACAACAACATATTATAATGCCTTATCCTATGGTATATGAAAATAATCAACGACCAATATTATCATAATTAACAAAAATAGTTTTTAACTATTATGCTCATAAAAATTTCCCCTTACCTTTTGAAAACATTACAGTAAAAGGAGTTTTTTTTACATTAGTACAATTAGGATCATTTATAGTATTATTTATAGTTACTACATTATTTAAAGTTATATTGTTATTTATACATGCTTGTGACAATTTATTTCTACTATTGGATTTAACTATATTAGCAAAATTTTGTTTTTTTAATGAATTTGATGAATAAATTCGACTATTTTTAACAGAGTCATGTTTTATTGCGTTTTGTTTAACAGCAACTTTATCACAATTACTAGTAATACAAGTATCATCTAATTGATATTGATTAATAAATCCTCTACCATTTATAAAACTAGGATCATATGGTTCAACAGATAATAATTTTGGAATATTATTTAATCCAATAAGACCCTGTATCATTTTTCTTGATAAATTGCTGCCATTTTGTGCTGGTATAAAAACCGCATTTGTTGTTGATGTGCTCGAGCCAGTGCCACGATATTGTTCAATTGCTTTTGATAATGTATCAATTGTAGAGTCAAATTTTATTTCTATATTATTATTAGGATATCTAAAACGCTCGTCAGGGTCATTAATAGGGTCATGATAAATATAGATACAATCTACATTAGTAAAATCACTTCCTCCACTAGTTATAACAAAATTAGCAAACCTAATACTATAAAAATTTAAAATTTTAAAATCATAATAAGTATTTTTTAAACCTAAAGATTTGGATACATTATTTAAATATATATCTAAATCATTAAATATATTAAAAATTTTATTATAATTAAATCTTAAATCGTAATTAATAGGAGAAGTTAGTAATATATTATTTTTATTATCATCATCTTGTAATTCTCTTATATTAAATAGTTTTATATTTTCATCATTTGTTATAGTAAAATCATTTATATTAGAATCTCTTATAAAATTTTTAAATTTTACATTTATTTCTGTATTTATTTGCTCATAACTTATAGAATATATTTCACCACATATAGTAGTTATATTATTTATTTTTGCTAAGTTTTTAAAACTATTTTTAAAATTATTATTAGTTAAAGCATTAAAATAAGTTGTTAAATTTATATTAAAAACTTTACCTACTTGAGCTATTACATTATTGTATAATATAATGTTATAGTTTATTGTATTATTTATATTATGACTATTATTAATACTAGTATAATTTAAACAAATATCAAGCAAATAATAGTTGTTCTTACTTGGTATAAGTGACTGGAAATTAAAATTATTGCCAATATTATTTGTATTTATATTTTTTTTAAATGTAACAATCGATTTTTGTTTAGAATTAGTAAAAAAATGAGCATGATTGTATATATCATGTTGTGTAATTCCTGTTAAACGATTACCGAGTCCTAAAAATATAGTATTTGAAAAATCTTGCCTCAATATTTTATTTTGATTATTAAAACTTATAGTTCTATGATATAAATTACTACTATAATCTAATACTTTCACATTATGAAGAATTATACTTTTTTTTGAACCAAATATAATCTTACTATTTTTTTTTATATTTTGTATAATGTTTAAATTGTTAGTTTTAATTAAAAAAGTACTAATAGTATTAATATTATTTATTGAACTAGAAGTATAAGTTGAACTAAAATCATAATAATTTACATGTTTAAAATCTAACGTAAGTTTATTATAAGATAATATATTGCGATTTATACTATAAGAAGTATTTTGTTCTAATTTAGTAAAACTATTGTCACTTGTAAAAACATTACTTCTACTAGCATCATTAATTAATAGTGTAGTAAAATTTGACGGTTTAAAATTTATAACACTAGAACTATCTATTGTTGTATTAATAAAAGAAAAATCATTAGTAACACTAGTAATAGAATATGTTGTATTATTATAATTTTGTTGTGAGTTTGAATATTTAAAATACAAATAATCACGAATATTTATTTGATACATATCAGAATTGCTAAAATAATAATTTAAATGAAATCTATAACGATTATAGCTTATATCATTATTAGTAGTTAAAGAATTATATATATTATAGGGATTAATGTTATTTTTTCCAAAAAATGTATTACTTAAATCATTAAATAAATAATTATATGAATTATCATAAGTGTTTAAATTTTTCACAAATAATATTTTTCCATTTTTATTATTAGATGAATCAAAAATAAATTTCATATTATTTTTTATATTATTTTGACTAATTAAACAACAACTAGTACTAGTAGTAGTAGAACCACTAATATTAATAACTTTGCCACTCAATAATATTCTATTTTTATAGGTATTATTACTATTATCCAAACTTTGTAAAAGATTTTGCCAACTAATATCAGTATTATTATTACTTAAATCACTAATATTTGTTTTTATATATAAAAGACTTCCACCATTACTTATATCAATAATATTATTTGTTAAAATAATATAGTTATTTTTAGTATTCAAAATAGTCATAGTTATAATATATTTATAACTATGAATATTTAAATTATATGTTATTATAAAAATTCATATATAATTATAAGATTCTAAAAAAATTTGTATATATTTATGTTAATACACTTGTATCATTAAAATACCAATGTGTAGACAAATATTGTGGTTTTGCTTTTTCAATATTACTATTTTTCTTAATTTTAAGATTGGGCCCTCTAGCAGTTACTGAATCAATTTCTAAAGTTCCAACAGCATAATTATAATATTTCAAATCTGATAAATTACCAGAAAATCCGCCATTATAATTTACATACAAATTATCATAGTTTTGTTTAACAATATTAGATAATTTATGGCGTTTTGTTAAAGTTCCATTTATATATATATCACATATATTTTGTGATGTAACTCGTATAATAACACCTACCCATTTTTTAATAGGTATAGCATCTACATATATATCATCATAATATGGCTTATTTACACTTTCATTATTGTGGAATACATTTAATCTTACTAACATTCCTAAAACAGGATAGTTAGTCATCAAATTATCACTAATATTTTTCTTACCATTATACAAATATACACCAGGAGCATTATTTGGTCCAAATAAACCACTACCTCCTTCACCTTGAGAACTTGGTGAAGAACCTTTATTAAAAACGTGTTTATAATCTATAGTTTCATTATAGTTTACATTATTAACATATATCCAAAATGAGTATGTAAATTCAACACCTCCATATTCATTTACACTTCTTAAAATAGGGATTGTTGATTTTTGCCCTAAGTTTTGACTAATAGTTAGTGCTTCTGTAGCATCTTTCATTCCACTTATTAAAAATGGTGTTTCTGATGGAGATAAAAAATAGTATACAAGTTTACTTCCGACATAAAATAATATTGAGAAAAAAATTAATACTCCTAGCAAGAAAGTTCCTCTAGCAATCATAGTATTTGAAGATAAAAATTCGTTAAAATTTCCGAGTTTCTTTTGTGTTTCATAAGGTATCATTGTGTTAAAATAATTATTAATTTTTTCTAATACTCCTCCGTTAGAATTCATATTATTTATATATAAATAATATAAATAATATATTATATTATATTTTATTATATTTTATTTAAATTTGAAAACTTCCTTTTTCTTGATTATATTCTAAAAAGCTTACTTTTAAGCTATATTTATTAAATAATGATTGAGCTAATGATGCGTTTATTCCATCTTTATAAAAATTATAAGCATCTTGAGGATTACAAGAATCACTTAAATAGCGAATACGAGTTATAAAACCTTCAAAACCACTATTAACAGTACTTATATTTCCTAAATATATATTTTTTAAGGTTGTTGTATCATAATAATTTTTATATAGTCCATGCATAATAAATGAATTTCTTAATTTACCATCTAAATATACATCTAATGTTCGACCATCAACACTAATTGTTAAATTATTCCATTTTTGAACTGCTATATTAGGTATTTTATATCTAGCATAAATTGTTTGATTGGGTTGAGAAGTTGTTCCTGCTCTGTCTTGGAAACATTCAATATCTATAAATAAATTATTTTCATATTTGTCTAATGCTATATTAATATTTTTAGGAAATGTTGTTCCACTAGCCGGTGTTGGTTTTACTACTTTTGTACTAATACCAGAAAGAGTAGTTTGTAAATCAGAAACTGTTGTTGAAGAAGGACTATTAGCAATAAATAAAATATTTTTCTCTTTTGAAATATTATTGCCCCAATTATCTATGTAAAACCAAACACTTAATGTAAAATTGGATGATGTAATTTGGGGAATATCTTTGGCAACTATTACATTAGTATTAGATGATGCTTCTGTAGTATTTGTAGCTAGTGTTGATGCTTCGCACATTTTATCATAAATTATATTTGTTTTGAAAAATATATTGTTTAGTCCCCATAGTAATATTAAAACTAGAATTACTAAAATAATTATATTTATAACACTCATTATAAAATATTAATATATAAAAATATTATATATTAATATTTTTTATAGTTTTGTTTTAATTTTTAGTTTTATTTTAGTTTTATTTTAGTTTTGTTTTAATTTTTAGTTTTGTTTTAATTTCTAGTTTTGTTTTAGTTTTAATATTTTTCTAAATTATATATTATTATTTTTTGTTAAACTATATAAAAATTGTATAGAATCAGGAGTTTTTATTTTATCAAAATAAAATATTTCTTTAATACTTCCATGTATACCATCATGTTCACCAATAGTTACGCTGTCTCCTATGAAGTAAGGCGTAACATTATTTTTAGAACCTACTAATTTACCATCAATAAAAACATCTATATTATTATTTTCATAATTAATAACAAAATATAACCATTTTTGATGTTTTACACTAGTCATTTCATATATAGTATCTAATTGATCTGATTTATTATTTATTGTTCTAGATTTTATAATAATTTTTCTAGAGTTTCCATTATAATATATAACTGGTTTAAATCCATAATTAAATAGTTCAGTATCTTTTGTATAAGCAATAGATGTATTTGTTGGTTGTGGATTTATATAAATATAAAAACTTATACTATAAGTATAATTATATGGAAATTTGTTATGAATTTTTGAAGAATCATAATATTTTGTTCCTATATTATATTGACCATTTAAATCATTTTTAAACATTTTGAAATCATACCCTTTAGTATTGTCAGAAATATTATTTTTAATATTATTATATTCGTTTTTGACAACATCTTCATTAGAACTATTTTCACTAGAAGTAGTTTGACTAGTGAAGTTTGTTTTAAAATTTGACAGCATATTATTCAAATTATTAGTTAGTGATGTATTTTCCAAATTAGAAGTATTAAAGTTTGGTATAGCAACATTAGAACTAACATTTTTGTCCAAATTTTGATATTTTCCTAAAGTTTTCTTTTCATTTAAATAAAAAGGGCCTTCTCCGCCTAAAAGGTTATTTTTATTATGTTTTGCTAAATAGCTAAATAATAGAGGCAATAAAAATATTAATATTATTAAAATTAATAATATGAAAAATAATAAATAAATAGAAGATGGTGTTAATTTAATATCTTCATTTATTTCATCTACCAATATAATTAGCAAACAAGGAATAAAAAATATTATATCTTTCAATGTAGTTATTAATGTTTGAAAAAAAGTCTTTTCAGGTTCTTCACCACTTTTAGATTTTTTAATACCTACTTGTATAGAAAACATTTGTGCTATAATAGCAAAAATAACAATAATTATTAATATTCCTAATATATTTTGTGTAATATTGAAAACACTATTGTTGGTTTTGTGTAAATATAATATAAAATTAATTGTTAATATTGGAAATAATATTATTAAAAATAATAGTCCAACATATTTATACATATTAATAAAACTAGCATCGGGTTTAATAGTATTATAGTTGTTATAATTATGTTTATAAACATAAGATAAAAAAGTATATATGCTAAATGCTACTAAAAATAACCACATAAATATTTCATATTTAGTATTTTTTATTTTGAAAATATTTTGCATCTCATTAAGATAATAAAATACTCCCAATATTAGTAATAATATTGCTATTATTATAGAGTAATAATAGTTATTTTTGCCATAATTTAAGGTGCCTGTAATTTTATCTTTATTTGGTAGCTTAAAATTACTAATATAACTAGCCATAAATAATATATATTACATTATAAGTATATTATTTATTACTATATTTGCATATTAGTATATTAATATATTAGTATATTAGTATATTAGTATATTAGTATATTAGTATATTAGTATATTAGTATATTTTTATTGCTCACTATTTACAAATTTTCAAAAGCTGTTTTTTTTCCATGGCAATCTCTACATAGTGCTTCTAAATTCTCAATATTATTTGAACCTCCATATTCTAATTTTTTTACATGATCCACTTCAAACCATGCTGGTAATTGTTTTTGACAATGTTTACAATGCCAATTTTGCGAAGCAGCTACATATTTTTTTTTTGTTTCACTTACACTTCTTTTTGTTGATATATTTCCGGAAGATAATATTTTTTGTTGTTGCTTAGATAAATAGTTTTGATTATTATTTATTGAAGTTAATAAATTTTGCGATAGTTGATTATTAACAGGACTTGAAAAATTATAATTATTATTTAATTCATTTGTTATAGATTTAGATGTTAAATCAATAATAGGAGTTATAAAACTTGCTGTATTTCTATCAACTGGTAAATATTTTATGTAACTATTTGCATGAGTAACAATTTCTTTATAGTTGCTTGGATTTTTCTTAATAAATAAATATATACATAAACCTATAAAAGCAAAAAAGGCCATTTTATAATATTTTTGATATTGTTTAAGTTTATTAATTAATTTTCCTTCAAAATATGTATTTGCTAATACAAAAATAGTTATTAAAAAAATTATTAATTCTAGTTTCATAATATTAATATTTTATATATAAATATATTATTACTAGAATAATTACAATTATTAAAGCACCAAAAATATATTTTTCTTTATTTTTACGTTCATCGTTTTTTTTTATTTCTTTTAATTTGTAATGTTCATAATATTTATTTAAAGCATCATAATATGTTAGTTCGGGTTTACCTAAATAGTTATTAATTTTATTGTGTATAAAATGAACCCATTTTGAAAGTGATTCTCGTGAGTCTAAATATGGCGTCACAGGATATGCGTCTAAAAATTTACTAAAAACACCGCCTATATCAGGAACTGGCAAAAAAAGAGGTAAGTTTGTTATAAAGTCATAATATTTTTTTTTTGTACATTCATTAATATGTAATGGATAAGATAAAGCAATTGTATATAATACAAACCAATAATGAGGACCCCATATAATAGGATTAAATATATGGTTTGTACTATTCATAATAAAATTTTAATATATATATAAAATTTTACTATATTAAATTTTCTTAGTGTTTACTTATTTGAATTTAGTAAATTATATAAAAACATTGTTCTTAGTTATATTAACTAACAATGAATATAAAAAAACAATATTTTTGTAATAATTGTGGAAAATTAGGACATTTATTTCATCAATGCAAAGTACCTATTACTAGTATAGGTATTATTCCCATTAGAATAGTTAAAAAATACGATGCCTCTCTAAATAAATATGAAAATTCAATTGAACTATTAATTATTAAACGTAAAGACACATTATCATTTGTAGATTTTATGCGTGGAAAATATTCTATTGAAGATAAGAATTATATAAAAAATTTATTAAATAATATGACTAATAATGAGAGAAATTATATATTAAATAATGATTTTGATACAATATGGCAATATTTATGGAATTATAATACAAATAATTCATATAAAAATGAAGAGCGAACTTCAAAAATCAAATTTACAAATTTAAAACAAGGTTATGTTAATATTTTAGAAAGTTATGATTTAAAATCTTTAATTGATCTATGCGATAAAAATTATGAAGAACCCGAATGGGGATTTCCAAAAGGGCGACGGAATTATCAAGAAAAAGACATAATATGTGGACTAAGAGAATTTGAAGAAGAAACAGGTTATAATAAAAATGATATTATACTAATTAATAATATTGTCCCATATGAAGAAATTTTTAGTGGTTCTAATTATAAATCCTATAAGCATAAATATTTTGTTGGTATTATTGTTGATAATAATCAACCAAAAAATGATTATCAAATATATGAAATTACTGAAATCAAATGGATACCAATAAATGATGTAAATAATTATATTAGAGAATATAACTATGAGAAAAAAAAAATAATAAATTATTTAAATAAATTATTAAATAGTTATAAACTATATATTTAATATATAGTAAATGAGCAATGTTATTAAAGATACATTAAATCAAGGAGACATAGTTACTATATCAGAGTCTTTAACTAAAGGTGAAGAAGAGCAAGAACAAGAAAGTGTTGAAGAAGA